AGGCTTTATGGAACCAACATTATCGACTACTCAAAAATCTTTGACACATTGGTTGGAAGCCGTCTTAAGGACTCAACAAGACGTGGACACTCTATTAAAGACTATGGCCGAGAACTTGGAGAAGACAAGCTAGAGTACAGCGACTTCACCAAGTTCACTGATGAGATGGCTGAATACTGTAAGGTCGATGTTAAGATCACGCAGTACGTTTACGACAAGACCAAAAGCGTAAGGGACTCTGACGCCTACAAGCTTGAGGCAGACTTTGTTCGTGTCCTTCAGCTTCAAGAGGAACACGGGTTTCGTTTGGATCTCGACAAAGCTAATGACCTTTGCTCTGAGCTGCGCCAAGAGATCTCCAACCTTGAGGAAGAACTACAAGACCTCTGGCCTTCGAAGACCATAGAGCGTTGGTCCGAGAAGACCGGCAAGCGTCTCAAGGATAAGGTCGAGGTGTTCAATCCAGGCTCACGCAAGATGATTGCAGAACGTCTGGCTGAGACACACGACTGGAAACCAAAGAGCTTCACGCCTTCTGGTGGCCCTAAAATTGACGAGGTGGTCTTGTCGAACCTGCCGTACCCAGAGGCCAAGCAGCTCGCTAGGTACTTCAGGGTCCAAAAGCAGCTGGGTCAACTCAGTGACGGTGACAACGGATGGCTTAAGCTTGTGCGTGGTGATCGTGTTCATGGCGGTGTGTCGTCTATGGGTACAGCTACGCACAGGTGCAGTCACTTCAAGCCCAACATGGCACAGGTCGACAAGAAAGATCTGCGTATGCGTGAGGTCTGGGTGGCTGACGAGGGTCAGGTTCTTGTGGGCTGTGACGCTGATGCCTTGGAGCTGGTGTGCCTAGCGCACTACCTGGGCAAGTACGACAACGGTGTCTATCGTGATGCCTTGTTGTATGGCTCCAAGGAAGAAGGCACTGACGTTCACTCTAGAACCCAGAAGCTTGTGGAACTTCCGACACGAGACGAAGCCAAGCGGATGCAGTACGCCTATCTGTATGGTGCTTCAGATCGTAAGCTCGCTTCGATATCTAAGGAAGCGGGTGGTCCTCTCAAGGACGGCAAAGAGATCCGCAAGCGTATGGACGAAGGCATCGATGGCCTTGGTGAGTTGTCTGACGGTATCCAGAAGAGAGCTAAGGCCGGTTGGTTCAAGGCTATCGATGGTCGTAAGATAACCATCAGGTCTCCACACAGTGCGTTGAACTTCTTGCTTCAGTCCTGTGGTGCTGTTGTCATGAAGAAGGCAGTGCAAGTCTTCCACTATGACCTAGCAGTGCAGAACAAACTGGTGGTGGACGGAGAGCCTCAAGGTTTTTCTTATGTGGCTAATGTCCACGACGAGGTTCAGTTTAGTTCTGACCCTGGTATTGCTGATGCTGTCGGTCAGACGTTTGCCTCTAGCATAACTGAAGCTGCTGTGCGTCTAGGCATGAGGTGTCCCCTCAGTGGCACTTATGAGATAGGCGCTAACTGGAAGGAAACACACTGATGACTGTAGCTCTCCTTGATGGAGACATCATTGCCTATCGATGTGCCATTGTTAACCAAGTGGACTTTGGTGGCGAAAATATCTTTAATGCCCCTAGTGTCGAACGATCCATAGACACTATGGTTCAAATCTGGCAAACCATGGCCAAAGCTGGCAGCAGTATCGTGTGTCTGTCTGATGCCTCTCATAAATACTTTCGGCACATCATCTACCCACAGTACAAAGCCAACCGCAAGGGAAGTGCTAGGCCTGTGGGTCTTGGACACGCCATCAAGTATCTTGAAGACAACTACAAGATTGCTAGGCGTCCAGGCCTTGAGGCTGACGACGTGATGGGCATCTTAGCTGGCTCTGAACACATAACAGACCCTGTGATTGTCTCCATCGACAAAGACATGATGACCGTCCCAGGTCGCGTGTTGAATCCCAACAAGATGAACAGGGCTCAGAAGGTATCAGAGAGATCAGCAGATCGCATGATGTTCTATCAGGCTTTGGTTGGCGACTCGACTGATGGATACCCTGGTGCCAAAGGCATAGGACCAAAGAAAGCGGAGAAGATCTTAGAGGAACATGCGAACCCTTTGAGGCTTTGGGACGCTATGGTCAAACTGTTTGACAACGAAGAGCAAGCCACGCTGATGGTACAGCTGGCTCGTATCCTACGTCACACTGATTACAACGAAGAGACAGGAGAAGTACGCTTATGGAGCGCGTCGAACCCAAACTTGTGGATCACATCAACCCCCGACATTACAAGCGAGGAGGAATCGAAACCATCGATTACATCCGAGCCATCTGTCGAGACCTCCCCGGAGACGAAGCTGTCTACGTTGGAAACATCATCAAGTACGTCTCAAGATACCAAGCCAAGAATCCGAAAGACCCGACGCAAGACCTCAAGAAAGCGGAGTGGTACTTAAACGAACTATTAAAAGTGTTAATTGAAAAGAAGGAACTGTCTGCATGAACAACTACATACCTAACGACTATCAGAACTTTATTGCTCTTAGTCGTTACGCACGATGGAAAGATGACGAACAGCGACGTGAGAACTGGGGAGAAACTGTAGATCGTTACTTCAACTATGTGGTTGATTATGTTCAGAAAAAGCAGGACATAAAGAAATTAGACATAGACGTAGACACCATCAAACAATCTGTTCTTAGCCTTGGTGTCATGCCATCTATGCGAGCTGTGATGACTTCTGGTCCTGCGTTAGATCGCTGCCACGTTGGCGCGTACAACTGTAGTTATGTACCAGTAGATAGTCCACGTTCTTTCGACGAGGCCATGTACATTCTAATGTGTGGCACAGGCGTTGGCTTTAGTGTCGAACGTGAGAGTGTTATGAAGCTGCCTGTTGTCAGCTTTAAGAGCGATGCTTCTGGAACCGTTAACGGACAGACCATCGTTGTTGAAGACAGCAAGATTGGTTGGTGCAAAGCTCTCAAGGAATTAATAGCTTTGCTATACCGTGGCCATGTTCCCAAATGGGACACGTCAAAGGTTCGCCCAGCAGGCGCACGGCTAAAGACCTTTGGCGGACGGGCGTCTGGTCCTGAGCCACTCGAAGATCTGTTTAACTTCTGTGTCGAGAAGTTCGATAAGGCCCAAGGCCGTCGTCTACATTCTGTAGAAGCTCACGACATCATGTGTAAGATCGGTGAGATCGTTGTGGTCGGTGGTGTCCGACGCAGCGCGTTGATCTCCCTGTCGAACCTCAGTGACCCATCGATGCAGAAGGCAAAGTCTGGTGACTGGTGGACACGAGAGCCCCAGCGTGGCCTAGCGAACAACAGCGTATCGTACAAAGAGAAGCCCGATATGTCTGTGTTCTTTCAAGAGTGGCACTCGCTCTACGAAAGTAAATCTGGTGAGCGTGGTATCTTCAACCGAGAAGCAGCGCGGAAGCAGGCCGCTAAGAATGGTAGACGAAACACAGACAAAGACATTGCTTGGGGAACCAACCCATGCAGTGAGATTATCTTGAGGCCCTACCAGTTTTGCAATCTGTCTGAGGTTGTTGTTCGAGCAACTGACAGCCTTGAGGATCTAAAGGAAAAGGTACGCCAAGCGACAATCTTAGGAACCTTACAGTCTTGCTTGACGGACTTTAAGTACCTTCGCCCCATCTGGAAAAAGAACACTGAGGAAGAACGACTGCTTGGCGTTAGCCTTACGGGCATCATGGATCATCAGGTTCTTAATGGCTTTGAGGGTCTAGAGAAAACCGCAACGTGGCTGGAAGAACTAAAAGAAGTGGCTGTTGCTGTGAACGCAGAGCTGGCGTATGAGCTTGGCATCCCACAGTCTGCTGCTATCACGTGTGTTAAGCCAAGCGGTACGGTGTCTCAGCTTGTTGACAGCGCCAGTGGCATCCACGCTCGACACAATCCACACTATGTACGCACAGTTCGTGGTGACATTAAAGATCCAATGACTCAGTTCATGATCAACTCTGGTATTCCATCAGAGCCTTGCTTCATGAAACCTGAAAGCACAATGGTCTTTTCGTTCCCAATGAAGGCACCAGAGAACGCGGTGTGTCGTAACGATCTAACGGCCATTGAACAGTTGGAACTGTGGAGCGTATACCAAGACCATTGGTGCGAACACAAACCAAGCATCACTGTTTATTTCAAAGAAAACGAATGGCTAAAAGTAGGAGACTGGGTCTATGAGAACTTCGACAAGATTTCAGGCATATCTTTCCTGCCTCACTCTGACCATTCTTATCAGCAGGCTCCGTATCAGGATTGCACTGAAGCTGAGTATGCTGCGCTTAAGGAAGCGATGCCACCGGCTCTTGACTGGACTAATCTCCAAGATTACGAGCGTGAAGACAACACGTCAGGTTCGCAAGAACTCGCCTGCACAGCTGGGGTATGTGAAGTTGTGGACATCGCAAGTCGTTAAAAAGTACAGATAGAAAAGGGCTTCTGCCTATGAATGACGACGTTCTTGTACCTATGAGATCATATGAACTTGTCGAGATGCTAGACAAAACATATCCTCATAGGTGCAAACGTCTAGGAGAACCAGACGACGAGCATCAGCGCTACGCTGGTGTTCGTGATCTTCTAGACGATCTATTAGGACTGATTGAAGAGCAGGAGAAGACAGATGAGTATTAACGTATCCTCTTCTCTTAAGGGAGAGTTCAGCCGTATCAGAGATCTATTTCCTGCAATACAAGCAGAGGGTCGTTACAAAAACTTTAGCATAAACTACGAGAAGCTAGAGAACCTGTACTACAATCAGTTTGATGAGAACCCTATTGTCAAAGTGTTCTATGCGCTTGATGGTGATGAGCTTGTAGGGTTCGGTGCGTTTGTGATCACAGCGCACTACTTTACAGACGAGCTGATCGCGTCAGACATAATTGTCTATGTTCGACCAGAGCGTCGTGGATCTTCAGCAGCCGTTAAGATCCTAAAGAAATACATTTTGTGGGCAGACCAACAAAAAGCATCACAAATAACTCTTGGTATATCTAGCGGGATACACCCAGAAAAGACCAAGCGTTTTTACGAACGACTAGGGTTTAAGACTGTCGGAACAATGCACTGTTTAGAATAACAAAGGATAAAACTAATGGGAATGAGCGGGCCTGGAGGCACCCCCGGCTTCATAATGAAACAAGTCCGAAAAAAGAACCCTAGTTTAGAGGGCTTTAAAGTAACGCACACTGGGCCGCGCCCGCCGCCTACAAAACAAATTGCAAGTAATTCTACAGAACGCGCTGTGGGTAGAGCTATGCCTAGACAGTCAAAACCCTCCACGAAAACTCGTATCCCACTTAAAGGAAAAAACTAATGGGATTTATCATGCCTAAACCACCAAAGCCTGCGCCTCCAAGGCCTACACCTACACCCCCACCTACAGAACAAGTTGCAGGGCTTCCTGAAGCACGAGCTGTGGCGCGCGCTAAGGCCAAACAACCAAAAGGCTTTGGTCAATATCGTATTCCACTGCTTGGTGGTGTAAACTCTACAGAAGGCTCAGGATTAAACACTAGGACTGGTGTGTAAATTATGAAATACGAGACCTGTCACGCACGATACGAGGCGATGAAGCGGAAGCGTGATCCGTTTCTACGACGGGCTCGTGAGTGTGCCGAACTAACAATCCCACCACTCTTGCCACCTGAAGGACACACAGAGTTCACTCTGCTTCCTGAGCCATATCAGGGACTAGGGGCACGAACCGTTGTCTCTCTGGCCTCACGGCTTATGGTGGCTATGTACCCTCCTGGTAAGCCTTCGTTCCGCTTGAACATACCATCAGAAGCTAAGATCAAATCTGGCGAGATGAGCATCGACCCTGCCATTGAGCATGGTTTGGTTATGTCTGAGGCTTTGATCCAGAGTGAGATCGAACGTCGCGATTGGCGGTCAGCGACCAACCTTGCCCTTCAGTACCTAATTGTCACCGGCAATGCTCTTGAGTTCATGATGCCAGACAATACGATCCGGTTGTTCCGGCTGGATCAATACTGCATCAGCAGGGACATGATGGGTGTTGTTCGTGAGATTATCACTGAAGAACATATGTCTCCTGAAAGCTTGCCTGATGAGATCAAAGGGCTTGTGACTGCGGAAGACTATAGCGGTGATCGTGTGCCTGTCCTGACCCACACTCAGCTACAGGACGACGGCACCTACTACGTTTACCAAGAGGTCAACAAAGAACGTGTGCCTAACAGTGAAGGCGAGTACGAGGTTCTACCCTACAACGCACTTCGTTGGACCTCAGTAATCGGTGAGGACTATGGGCGCGGTAAGATCGAAGAGCATCTACCGGACTTCCGAGCTATTGACGCATTGTCTAAAGCTCTGCTCGACGGCAGTGCGATGGCCTCTCGTAACGTCACGATGGTTCGTCCTAATGCTGCGGGTGGTCTGAACCTACGGCGTCGGATTGCTACGGCGAACAACGGTGAGATCATCGTCGGTAATCCTGAAGACGTTGTGATGCTTCAGTTCCAGAACACCAATGGTCTTCAGATCAGCGCTCAGGAACTAGATCGTCTGACACGTGAGATCGGTGGGGCCTTTATGCTTGGGTCTGCTGCTACTCGTGACAGCGAACGGACTACGGCCTATGAGATCCAAAGGAACCAACAGGAACTAGAGGCTACCCTGGGCGGTGTGTACAGCCAGCTTAACCGGGCGATGCAACAGCGTCGTTTGGAACGGTTGATCGTACAGATGCAACAGAACGAACAGTTGCCTGTGTGGCCTAAAGGTCTAATTGAACCTACGATCCTTACGGGCCTTGAGGCTCTTGGTCGTGAGAGCGATGTGACCCGTGTGCAGACGGCTCTTCAGTTCCTACAAGGCCTGCCGCCTGAAGTCTTGGCGTATGTCAAATGGGACGAGTTGCTTTACAAGGTGTTCTATGGCCTAAGCCTGCCTGACTCTGTGAAGACACAACAAGAAGTTCAAGAAGAACAACAGCAACAACAAATGATGCAGGCTCAGAACCAAGCTATGGCAGCTGGTGGACAAGAGCTTGCAACAGGAGCCGCTCAAGCTATGATGTCTCAGGCGCAGGCCCAACCCCCCACACAATAAGGCATTTCCAAAATGGCTGAA